GAGTGGTCTCGTAACCCTGCAAATGTTCTTCTTGACTTGCTTACAAACGCTAGGTATGGGGCCGGTCAACGAACATTCACTACGAACAGTCCATTAAACGAACAAGTCTTTCAACCAGGCATACGCTTTGAGGATATTGATAAGGCATCTTTTTATAAGGCGCAAAAATACTGTGAAGACCACGATATAACCTTCGATGCAACTATCTCTGGTGACGCGGATACACTCGAACTATTGCGTAGCATTACGTCTACCTTCCAGGGGCAGCTTGTTTATCAAGGAGGTTATGTTTCTGTTGTCATTGACGATCAAGTAAAAGACACAAAGCAACATTTTCTATTTACTAATGCCAATGTAATTCAGGGTTCAGACGGTGGAGATGCGGAGCCAAGCTTTGTCTACGAGGGCACTGCCAAGAGAGCTAGAACAACAGCTATACAAGTAAGCTATATCGATAAGACCAACTTCTACAAAGAAGCCAAGGTACTTGTAGAGGACCGAGATGCGATGCAGAAATACGGCTATAACTTGCAGAAGATAAGGGCATTGGGTTGCACAGATCGTGAGCAGGCCAAGCGAATGGGTCGTTACACCCTAGCCACCAATTTACGTTCGACTGAAACCGTTAGTTTTAAAGTCGGTCCGGAAGGTGCTTTGCTGCTTCCCGGTGATGTATGTCTGATTGGCGACCCTTTGAAAACACGAATAGAGGCTGGTGGTCGGATTGCCTCTGCTACTACAACATCAATTACCGTGGATCGTGATTTAACTTCTGGTGTTAATTACAGTAGCGGTGAATGGTATTTATACACATATACAACAGCAGGCTTAGCCGAACGCGCTAACGTTCAATCAACTGTTGGAAGAACGATTAATGTGACGGGGTTGAGCCAGGCTCCTTCATCAAATATGATGTGGATCCTCGTTAATGAAGGTTCAACTAATAATGTAAATAACCAATTCAATAGATATAAGGTGCAGAAGATATCTGAGAATGATGACGGTACATATCAGATCATTGGCATCAAATACGATCATGCCAAGTATGACTATGTCAACAAAGGGCAAGCAGATTATGGTAACCGCAGGACGCTGAATACAAAGGTAAATAAGGCGCTTGATGGCAATAAGATCACCTTCAGGATCCGTACAACAAACCCAATGCCGTAATGACAGCTATTGACCCTACAGCAAGAGTAAGTGTCTTTTGGGAATCTCCTATGCAGATTGTGCAGGGGGCTCTTGACTATGTGATTCCCGGTTCTCTTTTTAGTGCAGAAATACCTGACACAAATATCGACAGGTATGAACTTGAGCTGTATAACACGCAATTACAGCAGTATGTAAGTCAAGGCTACTTCTATAGGCCCGAAGCGGATATTACTGTAGCTGATTCCGCAAATGTTAAGATCAGAATACGAGCTTTACTGCGCGACGAAACTAAAACTCCTTGGGTTGAGTCCGGTACACTCATTTTGTCTACTACGCAATTTGATTTTGCGGAGCCAGATAATTCTATTCTCTTGGGTTTTGTCTGATGTCCCTGTTTGGAAGAGATGCCAACGGCGGTGATGCTTATATCCGAGCATCAGGTACGCCTAGTGCCACCGATGGACTTGTCACCTTTCACGACGCTTTCACTAACGACCTTAAGTATAAAGCGCTCGATCTAACTGCCAGCGCTGACGTAATTGCTCTCGTCGCTAATACCAAGCTCCGTGTCATGTCTGTGACACTTAGCGCGGATGCTGCCTGCAATGTCCAGTTCCAGACTGGTGCAACCGACAACGTTACTGGAAAAATCTACTTACCTGTAAACGGCACTGTTCAACTTAGCAATCCTCTAGGTCTGTTTGAGTCTGACTCAGGCGAAAAGATTAATGCTGTTATTACCGGTACTGCAAACGTTGGCTTATCTGTAGCCTACCGCGAGGTCTAATCGTGACAAGAGTTTATGGCAAATTATTTAGTGATGGTCGTAGTGGCCTTTTGGTTGTCAAGCCTTCTCAACCCTTCTTTGGTGTCGGTCGCCATGAGCGTCATTACGACATCACCGAAGGATCCATAGATATAAACATAGATCCAACCCCCTCAGGTGTTTACTACCTTGTAGCCTATAAGCAGAAAGGTGACATTCGTAAAACTGATTTTACTTTGAAGTGGCGTGTTCCTGCTACTGACAGCTTTGATGTCACCCCCGGCTCTGATAATTCCGTTAAAAAGCCTGCTCGTCCCGCTAGCGCGACTATTTATGAGCGTGTTCAGCTCAAACGTGTAGCTCAGGAGCTGGGCGACAGCTTGGAGTCCAACGATGAGCTGGAGGTTCAACTTGAGCAAGCACAGGCGCGCATTGAGCAGCTTGAGTCAGAACTGCGTGGCTACCGAAACAGCACCGATGCGGTCCTTGCAGATCGGGATGAACTAATCGCTCAACTGCAGGAACGTAACGAACCCATAGTAAAAACCGTCTATCTCGATAAACCTGTACCACCTGCAGCTTTACAGGAGCGTGTCAAACGTCTTGAGCAAGAAAATCTGCGCCTAGTAGACCTTAACGCTGAATATTATAAATCTGTCGTACAGCTGCATCAGTTACAGTTAGATAAAGCGCGTAACACACCTCAAGAACCGTCTGTAGATACTTCTAGTTCTCCACAGCAACGGTTACTGCGTAAGATCCTCGGTAAGTAACAAATGGCTCTTGACAATATTGCGGTAACTGTCAGAGAGGGGGACAGCTTTGATGAGCTGTATTTGAATATCGAGAAGCCTTGGGGCACCCCTTATGACTATTCCGGATCGGTATTAGTCGCTGATATCCGACGCTTTTTTAATGACAGCACCACTCCTGCATCTGCTGTAGATAGCTTCGGCATTGTTGAACTCAATCCAACTCAAGGTCAAGTTGCACTCAAGCTGACCAGCCGTCAAACAGAGGCTATGGGTCGCAATGTCCCTGTGGGCTACACCGAACGCGGTGAGCTTCAAAGCGGCCTCGCCCAAGCTACTGATGCAACAGATGAGCTTCAGGGAAAATTCCTGTGGGACCTTCGCGAGTACTACTCCGTTTCGCAAGCCACCATTACTTCGATCGCATCAGGAACTGCCTTCACAACTACAGGAGGCGTTAGCGCCAATAAAGTCCGTATCACGACCGCAGCTGCCCACAGACTTACGCCTGAGGATCAGATCATTATTTCTGGTACAGGCCAAAGTGTCTATGATGGGGTAGATTTCAACGCTAATAAGTTATCAATTATTAGTGCGACTGTTTTTGAAATTGATCCAACTACAGCCGGTGCTCCTGCATTCAGCGTTGGATCTACTCAAGGAACAGTAAGTGTCTACAAGGAAGACACACTTGCAATCGGAACCCTAGAGGTTCTTCCTCGTATTTCCAGAGATTCTGTTAGCTGAAGGTAAAACCTTATGGCCACCGTTGAAGAAGGCGTAAGCGTCGTAACAGTAGGAAGGACTACGCCTGTCCCGGCTGGTCAAAATACTTCTGCTAATTCGCTTCCTGTTGTCATTGCATCGGATCAAACTCCGGTGCCCATTCTTGATAATCTAAGTGCCCCATCACAGGTTCGTGATGACCTGTTGGGTATTCCCAGAGTTCAAACTCCTCTGGCAATTTTTGATGACACCAATTTGGTGGATATCAATCCAGATGTGTGGGCCAAGAGTGAACAGACAACCGGCGGCGTAAAGGTCACCGAAGTCAACCACCTGCTTGAGCAATCAGCGGCTGAATGTCGCCTCAAGGTTGCTGCCGCTAATGGCAACGTCGCCAGCCTGGTCACTAAGCAAGCCTGGCCCTACCAAACAGGTCGTATCACCGTTGCATCCTTCGGTGCTGCACTGTCTGCTGACAACGCTGCAACCATCGAATATGGAATGTTCGATAGCAGTGATGGTTACTTCCTTCGAGTAGTCGGCACCAGCCTGTTTATGGTTCGCCGCACCAGCAGCGGTGAGCGCCCCTCTGACCACCTCGATGGGTACACCGGCCAAGGTGCTAACCCCAATGAATTCACTGTCGACGCTGCAGTGATGGCCGCTCAGCCCAATCGTACTGACGAGGGCACTATCTACAAGATCATCAGTTCTTCTCCCAACGTCATGGAGGAGATTGTTCCCCGGCGTTATTGGAACGGTGATCGACTCGTCGGAACTAACGGCGCTTCCATTGTCGGAGCTGCAGACACAACGTCTGTGCATGAACTCAGCCTGACAAATCTTTGCATGGCAAGGATTGAATTTGGCTGGTATGGCGGCACAGGATCTCGTCTGCTTTTCTATGTCCCAGAGGACGCAAATCTAGGCAACGCCACTGCCAAGAATGCTCGTTGGGTTGTTGCTCACCAGCTAAACGTCAGTGACAGGATTCCCTATCCCTCACTGGGTAATCCGACTCTCCCGATGCAATTCCGCATCGAGAAGACTGGCACCCTGAGTGCTGATGCATATATCCGTAAGTACGGCGCCCAGATCTCGATTGATGGCGGCGATGCTGAGAAGCTGCAGATCTATTCCCAAGACGGCGCCAAGGTCACTGGCATTGGAACCAGCACCTTCAAGCCCCTGTTGGCGATTCGGATCAAAGAGCTGATCACCAACAACCAGGGTCAAAGCAAGCGGAACCTGCTTCGAGCATTCCCATTGATGCTGTCAATGGTTAGTTCTCACCGGGCACAGTTCCTGCTGGTGAAGAACCCCACCACGATGACCGACTCAGGCTCCACTGCTGTAACGACTTTCACATCCTCTGGAACGCTGTCTGCAATCGAGTTCAACTCACCAGATAGCGCCTCTAATGCGATTGATGCATTTACAGGTGGCGAGCAGCTGGCCAGCTTCTTCACTGGTGATGCCGATGCTGACACCGTCAATCTGACGGATCTGTTCAGCTATGCCCGTCAGTACCTGACGCGCGAGGCGACGGCACCTACTGGAACCGCTGGTGATGTCCTTGTGATTGCCGCACGCTCAATCGACAACAGCTCCAACACCTGTAAAGCCGCTCTGACCTGGGGTCAGCGATAAGACATGACTGCGTACCAACTCCCAGATGATGTAGGCCAAAATCAGGTCACGAAGAATGGTGAGGTGGTTCAGGCGGAGGGTAGTTTCCCTAGTGGCCAGAAAGCGAAGTCAAAAAGCATTCCGGTTGTCCTGCCTGAGGAGTCCTTCACCCTCAACATCATCGATAACTACCGTTTCAAAACGGAAGTTGACCGTGATCTGTTAGGCATTCCAAGGGTCACCCGCCCTTACAACTTCCTTACCAAGGACGACCAGTTTGAGATTTCATCCGAGGACTGGGTCCAGGACGTATCAGGCATCAACGAACGCCCTGATGATGACAGCACCCAGTCCGCTCGATGGACTCAGCTAAGCAACTGCAGTGCTGAATACTTCCCCGCCCCCAATGGCGAGATCAAGTACAACCCCGAGGCCAACTCCGCTCAGCTGATCCTGAGCAACAACTTTGGAGGCTTTCAGCGGGCACGCATCGCCACCAAACGTAGATACCGCTATCAGCCTGGCCGAATCGTTCGTGCCAGCTTGGCTACCCGGCTATCGATTACCGATACTCCCATCAGCCTGACCCGGCTATGGGGTGTTGGTGACCAGTCTGACGGGTTCTTTGTTGAGTGCCGTGGTGATGGCGAAGGCGATCGTCTAAGCATTCTTTATCGCAACAGTGCTGGTAACGGCCTTACTTACGAAACCCGTGTTTCTCGTTCTGACTGGACTGGAGACAAACTAGATGGCACGGGTAAGTCGAAGCAAACGCTCGACTTAAGTAAGACTTTTATGACCCTAGTGGAATGGGGGTGGTATGGGGCAAGTGACGTAAGAATCTATTTCTACCTTGTCGATGAAAATGAAGATCTGCCGACCTCGATTACATCAATTCCTAGGTCGCGTTGGATTCTTGCCCATGAGCTGATCCTTGCAGACACTGCGGTTCGGAATGATCTGACCGAGCCAGACGGTGCCGGTGGAAACCGCAGCTATGACGTGCCCTCGCTGCGGACACCTTCGCTTCCGATCTGGACTGAGATCAACAACAGCGGAAACCTTGCTCGAAGCCACTTCATTGAGCGCTATGGCGCTTCTGTGATTGTTGACGGCGGGACAGACGACAAAGCCCAGATCAAGGTTGTCGATGCAGGTTTCGATACTGCTGTACAGCCGGTAATCGGAGGCACCTACTCAGGTGCAGGGCAATCAGTCGCCACGATCCGCTCCAAGACCACCCTGACCAATGCTGATGGCAAAGAGGTGGACAACCTGCTGATGACCCAACCCACTCTCATGAATGTGGGCGCGTCAGATTTGGTTGAGATTGAGCTATGGCTTGACCCTGAGATGGCAACTCCTGAGGAAGTTGGCCATATCAACGGAACACTCCCATTTAAAAACGGCGACTATGTCAGCCCGTTCAACCTAGTTCCGCAGCTGATCACGTCGTTCGACACAAATCAGATTGAGTTCGCAATCACTCAAGAGGACCCAACCAACGAACGGCTGACCGTTAATACCCAATACGCCAGCGGTGACCTGCTGTCACTTGATGTTTCGTTCAACGATTTCCGCGTCGTCAAGAGCGGTCGTCGCATCGGCTCTTTCCTTGTGGACTCTAGGGGCGCATCAATTGATTTAAAAGAGCTTTTCCAGGTACAGCGCGAGGTTCTGACCACGGAGTACGACTCACCCACTGAGTTCCCTCCGTCTTCTACCTCGCTGTCTGTAAAAGCATTTGACACATCGACGGGTCTAATCACGGTCAGTAGAGCCTTCCCCCTCCGCCTTTATGAAGGTCAACGAGTCCAGCTGGGTAACACCAATTATTATGTTCTTTCGATTGACTCAGTAAATACATTCAAACTTAAAGCAGCTAAAGTTAATACAACCGCTGTTACTACAGGAATTGCGGTAGGCAACACGCTAGTCGCCTATTACGAACTCGATCTGACTAGCAACGTGGCTTCTAAGTTGCGTCCTATTCACCGATCAGAGTTGGTCGTTCTTGCTAAACCTTTCAACGCTACTTATTCCTCATTGGATAAGACTGTTGAATACAATGCTGAGTGGATGCGATTGGTAAATACTACAAGTTCTGATGCTTATAGTGTTCAATCTGCGCCCACTGTGAATGTGTATCTGACTAACCGAGTAAGCTAATGGCTACAGGATCAAACCTAATTAATACCTCTTCTAATGGTCAGCCGACTGACAATGAGGACCGGCCATTTAGTTTTGCCATTGGCACTCAGATTTTTCTAAATCCATCAGATTCGCCAACCAATGCTGTCATCTCTTTTAAAGCAGATGCCAACCTGTTGGCTGGTCAGTTGGCCAGTGGTACATCGAACATGTCGATTGGACTAGCAATTGACAGTGAACTGAATAGTTTGGCTTCTTGGACCGAGAGCTACATCAGCACAGCCAGCCCCAATCGTTTCCCGGTTGGCTTTGGTCGACTGAACACTGCCCCCACCAAGATTTCGGTGAATATCCAAGGCACGCAGGTGGCCACTATCGGTAAGCCAACAACCGCCACTGCCATTGATACTGCCAGTAACGAAATGGCTATGACTGGCCACCCGTTTAATACTGGTGATCGTGTTGTTGTCACATCCACCGGTAATGTTCCTGGTGGCTTGGCGGCGGGGACTGGCTATTTCGTCATCAGCTCAACTTCTAATGCAATCAAGTTGTCAACAACCCGCGCAGGAGCAGTGGGCAACTCTGAAATTGATATTCAATCTGCGGGCTCCGGTACAATTACTGTAGCTTCAGATGAGATTTTTACTCTCACAAGGGCAGGCAGCAGCGGCACAGTTACTGTCAAGAAAGCAGACGTGACCGTCGCCACTTTTACGAATTCCAATACGAATAGCCCCCTGCGTCTTTTCTACTGGAACCGAGAGCAATCCGCCTCTTCCACAGATCCGGTACTTAGCGAAATCAAGGTAACAGGAGCCATCTAATGGTCGCAACACGCAACATCACCGATCTGACTGAGCTGATCACACCAGCAGCAGACGACATCATGCTGATCGTCGATCGGCTGAGTGCGACCAGTACTGAAGCGAAGCGTATCACCTGGGCAAATGTCCAAGAAGCCCTCCAAGATATTGTCGGTGCTCTGGCTACTGACTCATCTAGCGTTGATTTCACTTATGACGACGCTAATGGCACGCTGACTGCAGCGGTAATTAATAACACGTCTGTTCAGAAGTCCATCTACCACGATGGAACGACTAGCAGCACACGCCAAGAAGGCCGGTTTGTCGATGGCATAGGCATCAACGTTGAAGTTGCTGACGATAGTGCAAATGATCGCGCGAATATCACGGTCAAGAACACTGGTGTTGTTAACGCTAATAACAACACTGTTAGCGGTACGTCATATAACTTCCTATCCAGTGTCACTGTCGAATCGGACGGCAGCAAAACACTTGAGATCCGCCCGCTCAAGCTCGGTTCTAACAAACTTTCTGCAACGCTTACCGACTCAAACCAGTCGCTGACTCTGGATGTTGCCGCCAGCAATATCAACATCAACGACCTGAACACCAGCACTCCTCTAGGAGTCAGCACTGGTGGTACAGGCGCAAACACCGCAGCCAATGCCCGAACCAACCTTGGCGCGGCTAAATCAGGTGCCAACAGTGACATCAGCGCCCTGAGCGGTCTGACCACTGCCTTGTCAATCGCACAAGGCGGCACCGGAGCCACGACTGCAAGCGCAGCGCTGGCCAACTTGGTTGGTCTGAATAGCGTTGTCCACGTCGGCTCGTCTGGTCAAAGCCTCGTCCACAGCACTCAGACTTTGGTTTCTGGTGCTTACCGGGCAGAGCTGAAGGGTCTGAAGCCAGCTACGGGGAACACCATCACGGTGACCACAGATGGCAGCGATGTGGCCATCGGGGCTAATGCCAACAACATCCTGGATGCAGTCACTGGCGCTCGAAACATCAACGGCGCTCGGATTACTGGGGCAGGTGCGCCTATTAACGACAGTGACCTCGCGACCCGTGGGTACGTTAATAGTGTCGCCCAAGGCCTGGACGTTAAGGAGGCGGTGAAAGTTGCCACCACTGGCGGATTGGCTGGCACCTATGCAACTGGTGGTCAGA